CACCCTTTGAGTTCTTCTTAAATGCACGAAGTTTCTTGGAAACCTGTCCGCCATTTCTTTGGCTTCCCTTTTTATCTGGGCTAGTGTTTCCTTCGATACACCAAACAGTTCCGTCGTTGTTGTCTTTAATAACAATTCCAACGTGAGAAATTCTATCGACACCATCTGCGGGGAAATCAAAATAGGCAATATCGCCTGGTTCTGGGTCTGCTACATCTCCATCAATCCATGAACCAGCCTTCTTAAAGGCTTGTGCACCACCTGGAGTGTAAACAGTATTAGGAACCTTTACACCTGCTTCGTTTGCACACCACATAACAAACGACCCACACCATGGTTGGAAGTTTGCTTTTGTGAAAGCACCATACTTGGTTTCATTATCTTTAGGACCTTCAATAGTTCCTAATTCTGCTGTAGCAACTTCAATTAAACGTGCTGCTGTACCTTGGTCTGCCATTAGTCTTTATCCCAATCTGTGTCAACTGGCTGTTCTGCTGGCATCTGTCCGTCTGGCTTTGCTGCAAGACGTGCTGCTGTAGCATCAATTTCTGCCTCTAGTTTTTTATCTGCCTGAGTGTTCTTGGCATCCATCTCTTTGTTAGATAACTGTGCTGCCATAATATCTTTAGCACCAGAATTGCCAATCAAAATACCTGCAAGGGTTCCTGTAATAAAAGTAGCAATGCTTCCAAGTACATTGAAGAACATCTTGTCATTTTCTGACTGTGCTCCAATTGGCTGTGTTACGAACAACAACCCATAAATAATTCCAAGTGCTGTTAGGAACAAAATGCTTCCTAAAGTAATTCCTAAGATGAACTTTAAGCGTGCATCTAAATCTTGTGGGGTTAGTCTTTCTTTACTCATTTGGTGTGCCACTTTCTACGGTTGTTCCGTCGGTTGTTGTCTTACCTAGTAAATCCTTTGTACAAAGCCCACTTGCTTCACACACAGGTGGATTACATTCTGCTTTTTCCCAGTTTACAGGGTCTTGGCATGGATAACGGTATCTATTCAAACCTTCTGGGTTAGTACATGATGTTAACGATAGGGCTAGTAAAACAGCGATAAAGGCTGTTCCTGCCACCTTAATACTTTTCATTACCTAATGACTCCTTTATCGCGTTTTGTTTTTGAGTTTTACGGTCTCGGTTACGATTAGTGCGACGGTCATTAAAAATAGCGATGCGTTGGTTCAGTTTGTAGTTACCAGGGGCTCCCACCCCGTGCTCCTCTTTTTTCTTCGGCATTTGACAATTGTAAAGGCTTAGGCTGTTTTGTACTGCTCTTTCTTCATAAAAGGTCCAGAGGTGTAAGCATCTTGCTCTGCAGCAATCTTCATAGCCTCTAGAGGAGTTGCACCAGCCATAAGTGCTCCAATAGCGTACTTAGAGCCAGAGCCCACTCCGTAAACACCGTCACTGCGGATTCCTACGGACATGTCATCTTCAAGACTGTAAAGGTTTCCAGCAACGGCGATGATGAATGCAAAGCGATAATCAGAACCATCGCTCTCTTCGTCAAAGTTAAACCCGTTATCGATTAAACATTTGCGAAGAGTGGGCACTACCTTGGCAATCATGAAATGGTAAGGGTCACGCAAATCTTTTGTAGTCGGGGTTGGTGGGTCCCAAATATGCTGGGCAACATCACAAGGCATAGCCTCACCAGAACCTGCAATTAAAAATTCACCACGCTTTGAAACTTTAACCATCTTAGGGTGGTTGAACTTACGACCATCTCCACCAGTTGTTTGATTATCAGAATAAATGACACATTTATTTTCATGTTGAATGCCGATAATTGTTGTCATGGGTTCCTAAAAAGGCTAGAGGGTCAAGGGCTAGTTTACCCTTGACCCCTCTAGATTTAAAGCATTTACTTCGGTTCTCTGAAGGTAAAAGACCCAAAGAACTTCACAGGCTTGTCCTTTTCGTCCAATTCTGGACCTGGGACTAACTTGACGCTCTTACGAGGAGTGTGCTTCTCAGCCTGAGCCTTGAGCCACTTCTTGGCAGCAGATGGGTTCTTCCAGGCAGATGAATCGCCCTTTGTCTCATCGTCTTGGTCATTTGTAATAGACCAGTGAGCAGTCCATGCTCCTGCCTTTTCCCTGTTTAGGGTTGTCTTTGCTTCAAACGTGTACAGTTTTTTTGGCACGTTTTATTCTCCTTTGCAAATAGAGTGTGTTTACAGTAACAGTTTCGTTACCAATCGTCTACTATCGCAACATGGCGGATTTAAGTGGCATCGACTTTAGAGGCATTCCAACTCATGAGTGCCCTGTCTGCCAATGTCGCCTCTTTAGGATATACGCCTCATTTGAGGACTACGACATAGCCCTCTGGGGTGTTGACGCAGAGTGTGCCGAGTGCGGGGCTCTAGTGACCGTTCCGTGCCCTGTGGATGACCCTAGTTACCGTCCTGAATCGTTGTAGTAAATCCCGCGATGTCACAGAACATCGGGACATTAGGTTTAAGGGTATAGACATCCCAAGCACGGGTCATTCCTCTTTTGAGGATGTGCCAGTCAATTGCATCTTCAATCATGTAGCCATTAAGTTCATCTAGCAACTTCTTTGCTCCTGCACGTGAGACCCAGAAGCACGCATTAGACCAAACCTGATACGACCTACAGACCTTTGTGTCTCCGTAGTCATGTTCGTCTCTGTAGTTGTGCTCTCCTTGCCATGGATGTACGTACTGGTAAAAGAAGTCCCACATTAATGGCAATCTGTCTATGTAGCCCTGTGCACCCGCCAGAAAGCCTTTTTCTAAAAGAATGTCATCTTCAAGGATTAAGAGCGCATCGAAGTCGGTCTTTAAGAAGTTCTCAAGGGCAACATAGGTGGAGTACCACAGACCCTTCTCTCCAGTTTTAAAATGCTGGGGGAATGCAAAGGTATCAGGGACATCTGCAAAAGAAAGGGTGGGACTTCCTAAATCGGGGATACCTAAAGAAGAACGAACTTCTCTAGTGTTGTTGTCTCTTTCACATGATACTCCGTCTATGTGGAACAGTTGGTAGGACAGTTTCATTATTCGTGGGTGTGTTCGTTTCTCCACTCGAATTGACCAGTCGCATGGAGATGGTCATGCCATTCCAGACCAGTCTTAAAGTTGTGACCTGCTGGAGGGTTCATACCAAGTTTGCCAGCCTCTGTAGAGCGAGTGTGAGCATCGAAGATATGCTGCTTAAGTTCTTTATCAGAGCGTTCATGCTTCTTGCGAACCTTCGGTCCTGGAACGACGTGAGAAGGTGCTCCATCTCCGAGGTTGAACTGCTCAGGGTTGAGGTTTATCTCTGCATATCCCATGGTTACTCCTTAGTACCTATTTGGGTCTACCCAACAAATGCAATTGCACTTGTCATCTGTACACACGCCATCTTCAATCTCGTGGTCGCATTTCGGACACTTCTGCATCTAACCGTTCCTTAGCCTTATCGTGATGCTTGACTTCGCAATCACGAGCCAAACCAGGTACTACATACATCTTCTTGCAGACTTTACATCTCCACTGCTCATAGTAGGAGTCGCTCCGCACAGGAACAAGTATGAGGGCCTTTATCTCGAAACGCCCGACAAACTAAAGTTCAGTTAGTATCTCGTACGTATCTTCTTTAGGGGGCTGGCTTTTCTCGTCCGCTCCGCAGGTACAGCCACCACAACCACAGGATTGTTCTTTAGCCATTGGGAGTTGGTCATTGACCAGTCTTGCTAGATTCTTTGGATTTAACATTGTTCACAGTAATTCATGACTCGAAGGTTGCCTTTTGCTATCACGTATACTCGACCGCAACGGGAGCAGGAAATAGTGACCATCTTCTTCTCACGACGGTCTTTCCTAATCTCTAAGCCAAGTAGATACATGCTCTAAGGCTACTGCCTAAAGACCTCTATGTAAAGATTATTGCGGACTACTCGTTGGTTTCGTGTCCGTGAAGGCAGATGTGGGCACACGCCAGCATAGCCGTTTGCCGTCCATCTCGACCGACCACCAGTCATCTCGCTGACCCTGCTCAACTGGTATCCAGCCGTAGACCTCCACTTGGCTAAAGTAGTCATCATCTAGTACGCGAGTACCGACCAATAGCATTCCTTCTCTGATGTCTTTAGGAAAGAGTGGGACAGCATCCCTGGTTCTCATGTTCTTGACTTCTAGGTTAGGTAGCACATCTGGTATGTCCTTACGGAACGAGTGCTCGCTATTTGGATAGAAGGGCAGTACGTGAGGCAACTGCCACAGTTTACTTACTGCATACTCTGCAACTATGGAGCGGACGTTAGCCATCAACTCTGGCTCCATGAACTTCTTGTTCTCACCTGCATAGTTAGGTCTGTCGACCGAACCGAATTTCATCAACCATCTATGCAGACCCATGTCTGCACAGAGTGCAACCTCTTCTTTGGATAATTTAACTATTTGGCTCATGTTGCTACCTTAGCAGATAGTCAACAGAACTTAGTTAAGCGGTCTTGCGACGAGGTGGGTTGAAGGTTCGGGTGCGGGTCTTGATACCGCCACGAGGTCCACGAGGCTTGACGCTAGTCATGCCTGTGACTATCACTGACTTACGTGGCTGAACGGTCACTTCGCGTTCGTCCTCACCGACTATGTGGTAGACAGACTCGACGGCAGCCCGTTCGTGTTCATCTACTTCACCATGTTGCAGGGTGTGTCGCTTGCCGACGTAGCCATGGAGTATGACCCCAGGCTTACCAACGTGAGTTTGATTCCAACTCTCTTTGCCTTCTGCAAACCTTTGAGAGACCGCCTTGTTAGTTGACCAGTGCTTGCCAGCACCACTGAGGTGGTACAGGTCCTGACTATTCTCGATGTCTGACAGTCCACGATGAACTCGTATGAGTTGAGGGTGTTCCTCAAACTGGCGAGGTGACAGGTTTCGGTTCATGTGGCCATTTTGACAGCCCTGCCCTTCGGCTACTGCCTAAACATCTAGGTCTCAACCATGTTTTCAGCCTGGCCGTCCATGTGGCAAACCACGCTTAACTGTGGGGGGGTCACGCATAAACACGCATAACTTCTTTAACAATTAGTTTCTAACACTTGTGTTGTGTGTTCTATCTACGTGTAAACACGTTGCTAATAAATAGTTTGATAGTGCACGTGATAGTGAGTGTTGGCTACTGTGTTTGTAATGCAATTGTTTGTGCGAGTACCACCAGCCAAACAAGCAGTACACCACGCTGTTATCAGATACATACAACGTGTAAACACATTGTTACTAACTACTTTAAATACTTATTAATTATCAATTGAAATCAATAACTAATTACCAAGTGCATAAGTGTTTATCTATCTTCTATCTATTCTCTCTATCAATAAACATAATCAACAATCATTTATTTATTACTAAAGGGGCTTCGCCCCTTAAACCCCAATCATCGGTATGCCCCAAGAATGCACACCAAAAAACAGCCCTCTTTATGCGTAAAACACGCAGGGTTTTCACGTGTTGCAGTAACTACTTGAGGTATGCAATAATTCGGTCATCAGCCCAACGGTCGTTGTTGAGGTAGTCGGTGAGAAAACGATTCTCGTTTTTCTTTTTGAAAAATAAATTGCACCAACAAATTTATTTACAAAATAAAAAACAAAAATTTATTTCTGAACATCGACTCAATGGAGTAACAACTTCTAACAGTTACCCGATTAATTTCGTACGGTAACAACTTGCGGTTGTTAAAACAAAAACTCCTAAACAATTTCTTGCACAAATTGTTTCTGATAACGACTACGCACTCTGCGATAAATACATCGGTCGTGTTACACAAATTAAATACGCACTATCGAATTACTTGGTGACAGTAAAAGTAATTCGGTGGTGTGTAGTTAATAACTAACTACACAAAGTAATCACTATCAATCATCTACTCGAAAGGTAACAACATGTACAACATCGATAACTTCAACACTTCATTCAATCGCACACTTCGTTCATACAACGTAAAGAAGAAAACAAATCACTTCTCATATCGCAAAATTCAAACAACGTTTTCAATTTACAATCTTGACGTTGTTGTTTCTTCTTATTACTCCGACAACAAAGTGTTGTACGCAAATTACACATTCGCATTCAATTCAAACTTCGAAGGTATTCATTCTTCTTCTAACCAAACAATTTCGAAGTGGCAACAATTCGAAAACAATCGTCGACCAATTGCAAGTGATGTAAGTGTTAATCGCTTCTCTGAAAAACAACTCGAACAATTCCACGACGTTGCACTCATCGCTTCACAACACGTCGTACTACAAATCATCGACGGTTTTATTGCAGAATTCTTTGAAGAAGTAACTGCAGAAACTGAACTACGTGAATTCAATTCACAATTCAATTCACTATCTGACTTCGCACGTAATCAATTCATTAAAAACTTCGTCAATTCTGATTCGCTACTAACAACTGGAGGTAACAACTAATGGCGTACGACGTAACTACTAAAACAGATGTACTTCGTGCATTCACTTACTCACGTCAATTAATGCGTGACTTTGTTGAACTATCTAAAACTGCAACTGAATTCGATAACGATTCTGAAATCGGTCAGTTAGTAAACGAATTAATTGCAAACGCTTCAATCGCTCAGTCATATCTCGATTCACAACTAGAGAAAGGTAAGTAATGAAACTAACTACTCGCGGTGTTGTTGTTCTTATCGTTATCCCGATACTTCTTTTGGTATCGCTATTTACTTACGCAACACGTGACACTTGTTATGTAGGTACTGATAAACCATACGCAAATTCTTTTGGTTATGGTTCTTGCACAAAATTCATCGATGACGCAATTACTACAGAAAAGGAAAACAACTAATGTCAGTACAAAATTACAATGAGTTAGCAGACCATTACGGACACAGCCTTAACGTCGCTATCTACGGTGACCAAGCAAACATCGCAATTGAATGCGAGAACTGCAACGAAGTATTACTGGACTTCGACAACGATGAGGAGAGCAATTAATGTCACGCACATTTAAAGATATAAAGAAGGAATACCTATCACCTGCAGAACAACTAGAACGCAATCACTATGCAGTTTGTAAGAAGTGTGAGTGGTGCACACCTGCAATCGGTCGTGTTCGTTCTGCTGAAAAGAAGAATGCAATTGTTTTTGAATTGCAACTCGCTGACTTAGAAGAGCACAGCGAATTACTACAGCAAGCAATTAATAAATTCCGTAACAACTAATCCGCCTACAAAAAAACAAGGAGCAACATGTCTACAACAACAGCAACAGCAACACAGTACGCAGTACAAATCACAGCACAAACAAAAGACGTTGATTACAAGCGTCAATTCATAATCGCAGTAACTGGCAATCTCGTATCTACATACACACGTGTTACAAACGGTGGACGTGGTGAGAGCAACGCATGGAAGTTTGTGCAGTATGCAGATTTTCTTTCTTGCTACGACTACAACGACAAGTTAATCGGTAATCCAATTGCAGTTTCACTTACCGATACAGATATATCTTCTTTAAGAACACAGAGCACACCAGTCAATGTGTTTCAGAAGTTATCGAAGATGTATTCCAATCGTCCTGAAGTAATCATCGATACAACACTAGGAGAAATCGTGACAGTAATCGACAACATCGTTTCATCAGACCCTGCACAACTTGCACAGTACAAGAATGACTTGCGTTCAAATCGTGTTGCACCAACCAACATGAAAACAATTCTTGTACCAACAGTTACTGCACCTGCAATCTCTGTTGCACCTCTTGCTACAGAAGTTTCGTATCCTGAAGAAGTATTGCGATACGTTCCTTCTTTATCTGATTCAGAAATTGCTAACTACATCGAACGCACTTTGTTCGGCGTAAAAGAGTTTGAACTTTACAAAACTCACATGGAACAAAAACGCAACATCGTTATCGAAGGTCATGCTGGTACAGGTAAAACTACATCTGCAAAAGTTTTTGCAGCAAAAATGGGTTTGCCTTTTTATTCAATCAGCATGAACGTTGCAAGTGAACCTGCAGACTTTATCGGTGGTGTTGAACCAACCGACGAAGGTCTGAAGTTTATTTACGGACAACTTGCACTTGCGTTTAAATTCGGTGGCGTTGTTCTTCTAGATGAATTGTCATTCATTAAAGAAGGTTGCTCTGCGTCACTTCACAATGCACTCGACAACTTGCGACAGGTAACTCTTCGCGGTAACAACAACGAAGTTATTACTGCACACTCAAACCTGTTGCTCATCGGTGCATACAACGCTGGCTATCGTGGTACACGTCCTCTCAATGAGGCATTCCATGACCGCTTCGCAACTAAATTGGTTTTCGAATACGACAAGAAAATCGAAAAGCAAATCATTCCGTCAAAGTCTTTGTTAGACCTTGCCGACAAGATGAGAGCAGATTCGGTTACTGGTCTTTACGAAACACCAATCAGTTTGCGTTTGCTAAAGAACTTTGTGTGGCACGCAAAGTCTTTCAACTATGAGTTTGCTGTGCACTCATTCCTCAATGCGTTTACAGAAGAAGAGCGACCAAGTGTCAAACTTCTTTTGGAAGCATACTCAAGCAACATCTCAACCGAACTCGGTGCAAGTGTTGATACACCAATCGTCGACAACGGCGATGACAACTAAGTCCGCCTACAAAAAAACTAAGGAGCAACGTGTTTATAGATAACCCAAATGCAGTCGCATTAAAGTTAGAGCAAGAACGCATTAAGCAAAACCGCTTAACAAAAATGGCACAAGTATTTACACGTGCCGATTCAACACTTGCACTACGTCCAATCAACGTGCATATCGTCAATCAAGAAGGCGGTGCACCTGCTTGGTCTTCTGCAAATGACGTGTACTTCAATGCTTCGCATATCAATGCAGAGTTTGACGTACAGCAATTGCTTGCTCTAAACGGATTAAATTTCCATGAGTTAGCCCATGTGCGTTATACACCCCGAAATGGAAGTGAAATCTGTCAATGGGTTATCGATAACAACTACTGGTCTGCATTCAATGCACTTGAAGACCAACGTATCGAAACACTTATGACAGCACGCTTTCCTTCAACTGTTAACTGGTTTGTTGCAACTGTTGCACAATACTTGCTTAACACTCCTGAAGCGTTTGCAACTTCTTATGCGTTGTTACGTGGTCGACGTTATCTTCCTGTGGAGATTCGTCGCATGTCACGTGAGGCATTCAAGGCACAAGAACATGTACCTGCAATTATTGAAATCGTAGATTCGTACCGCACTCTTCTTTATCCACGTGATACAGAACGTGCAAAAGAACTTATCGAACGTTTCAATGACATTCTAAAATCGTTACCACGAATTGATGACCAAAATGGTGACAATCCAAATGACGATTCAGAACAAACTTCACGCAAGAAGTTACATGACCCAAATGGTCACGATGACAGACCGTTCAATGGTCATGAGTCTTCTGATTCACGCCCTGCACCAAAAGAAGAACAACAGCAAGACGCAGAGCGTTCAAAGAAAATCGATAAAGAAGATGACGCAACTTCTTCAGAGTCTGACTCTTCTTCTGCAGATGACGATGACGATACTGATTCAGAGTCTGACTCTTCTCCGTCAGATTCTGATTCAGATTCAGATGACGATTCTGATTCAGAAGGTAACAGCGATTCTGATTCTGATTCAGATTCAGATTCAGATTCAGACAAGAAGTCAAAAGAAGATTCACCACGTGGTGACTTCGATGACGATGTAACTGTCGACGATTCAGAAATCGATGAGTCATTCTTCGATGAAGAGTACGACGCAGACAACAAGTCACGTCATGCAGGTAGTGCCTATGGCAAGGACAACAATTCAAAAGAAGTTACAGACGCACTTGAAGAGATAATCGAAAGTGTTACTGAAACTCTTATGAAAGACCTTGACCGCTTGTCTTCGCAGATTACAGACAAGCCTCTTATGGGTACGACTAATGTCGGTTCAATTGACAAAGCAAACTTCAGCGAAGCACGTGCTAATGCAGAACTTGTTTTGATTCAACAACAATTCGCAAAAGAACTTCTGCGAATTAAAGCGAACTATGACCCTGCGTGGGAGTACGAGACACGTCGCGGACGTTTGAACATGCGCCGATACTTACAAGGTGCGTCACTCAACAAAGTCTTCGACAAGTGGAGTGAAGGTAAAGATGACGTGACTGCAATCGAAGCAGTCATTCTTCTTGACCGCTCTCAATCAATGCAAGGTAACAACGCTAAAGAAGCATACAAATCAATGTGGGCTATCAAGCGTTCGTTAGATAAGGCAGGTGCAAATGCAACT